TCTTGGAGCATCAGCTAATGATAACACAGGTGATACCCTGAGAGCTGGTGGTGACAAGATTAACGACAATTTTACTGAGATATATACCGCTATTGGTAACGGTACAAATTTGAATATCTCTTTATCTAATCCTGCCAGTGGTCAGGTTCTTAGATATAATGGTTCAACATTTTTACCTTCAGACTATAGTGCACTAACTACATCTCTGGATGTAGCAGGTTATTCTATTATATCCTCTTCTAATGGTAATATAAATCTCAATCCGAATGGAACTGGTAATGTATTAATTAATAATGGAAGTATTGTTAACACTTTTAATGGAACTACAGGAGTTGTAGACTTTCCAACAAAGATTCAATATAAAAATGAGTATGATGCTTTAGGAAATGCACCAGCTGCTGCATCTTACACTGGATACTTTTTTACTGTTGATGGTGACGATAATCCATATGTTAACATCAACATAACAGCTGGTGGTGTTGGTGATACCAGAGCAAAACTTCTTACTGAATATTCTAGTATTGATGCACTAAGTGACGTAGATACTACAACAGTAGCACCAACTGCTAACCAGATTTTAAAGTGGAATGGATCAGCATTTACACCAGCTGATGAGACTGGTGGTGGTGCTGCATCACAGAACATCTTTGCATCCGTAGCGGGTGATACTGGTTCAACAACTGCTGACAGCACAAGTGATACCTTAACTATTGCAGGTGGAACTAATATTACAACAGCAGTTTCTGGAGACACACTCACAGTTAACTTCAGTGGATCGTTATCTACGACTCTTGCTGCTCTTACTGATACAGATGTTTCTGGTATTACTCAAGGTGATTCGCTCTTTTATAATGGAACTAATTGGACTGTTACTAGATCTCCTATTACATGGTGGGAGTTGACTGCACCTGACGCATCTGGTTATAACTTTACAGGACCAGGTTTCGCGGCTGCGACAGCAGATCCTACTTTATATGTTATGAGAGGAATGACATATGCTTTTGATAACAATGCTGGTGGTGCACACCCATTTAGAATTCAAAGCACACAAGGTCTAACAGGAACTCCATATACTACAGGTCAGACTGGTAGTGGAACTTCAGTTCTTTATTGGACTGTTCCTATGGACGCTCCTAATACACTGTATTATCAGTGTACAATTCACGCAGCGATGGCTGGTCAAATTAACGTAGTTGCATAATAGATGACAAGAACTGTTCCTGGTACTGGTGCTGTAATCAACCCCATCTTCGATGAAGTATTTGGGGTTCGTGCAGTTGAAGTTACGAATGGAGGATCTGGATACTCTCCTACTGATCCACCACGTCTAACTATAACTGGTTGTGGAACTCCAACGAGAGAGGCAATTTTATATCCGATTATTGACACTGATTCTGGTAGAATTATTCATGTTCGTGTTTTAGATAGAGGTCTAGGATATGATCCTCTAAGATTACAGATCATTCCTCAAGATGAAACTCCTAACGTTGTTAATTCATTTGACATCAATAGAATTTGGCAATCACATCCAAACTCTCCTACTACAGGAACTTTCACAGGAACTACAGATAGACTCAGAATAGTATCTGATAATCATCCTAAACCAACTTGGACATTAGCAGAAGCAGCACCTGGCGGTGGTCCTCTAGTTGATAGATCTTTTGATCAATCCTTTATATATCGTGGTGGTAAAGATGTTCCTAATCCAGGTATAAGAGCGTTTCAAAATGACAGAGTAAATGGTATATTAGCAAACGGAGGTCTATTACACACACCTGAGTGGGGTGTAGATGGCAATGCTCCAGCTGGTCAACAGATTGATGTAGTTAAGTATCCATATGTTAAATCTATGGATAATTATGATGTTGTCACTGAAAGTAATATTAAGTATTATCATTCAAACAAATTAATTTCAGAGTTTGAATTAGAAAATGGTGTGTTTGATTGGGGTAATGTTCAAGTATTTACTTGGAATGTTAAAGTTGAAATGGATAATATTGTTCTTGATGTAACTGAAGTAGATGAAACTTTAGGTGCATTTGAAGTAGGTAGAATAGTTGACGAAGTATCTGGTAATGCAAGAGGAGAAGTAGCTAAGGTTGTAAGAAATAATCAAAATGTTGTAACAAGAGTTTATTTGAGAAATGTATCTACTGGTGCATCTTTTTCTGATCAAGATGTTTGTTTAGGTTCAAATGGATTTCAGTTCAGAATAAATGCTGATCCTATTGCACTTACAACAGGTGTTTTTTATATTGATTTTGGAACAGATGCAGATGAGTTTGGTCCTTTTGTACCAGGTCAATATTATTTTGCTCCAGAAAATATCAAAGTTCAAAGAAAGTATCTAATTATTTGGAATCAATCAGACTCATCTAATCAACAAGGTGCAGGTCATCAGATGCAGTTTAGTCTTACTCCTGATGGAATTCATAATGATTCACCAGGTACTCTCTACTATCAAAGCACTGGTGTATCACAAGCACCTGCTGCGGATTATGAAAATGAGTATGCACCTATCTTCATAATGAACGGTGACGAAAGTGCTAAAATTTATTATTACTGTAAAAATCACCCTAACATGTCAGGTTATGATGGTGATGAAGGATATATGATTTTAGATCCTACGATCGAAGATCATGCAATGCCTAATAATTATTATGCTGCAGATTTTTATCAGTCAGATTCTAATGATCCAAATACTATAGATAGATCACGTCATGTAAATGGACATTCCAAAATTCTTGGTATGTCATATGATGGGTATCCTATTTACGGTCCTTATGGATATAATTCTATCGGTGCTGTAGCAAGAGAAGTATCATCATATCGTTTAAGGACAACTGCTGAATTAGCAGGTAATAGACCGCAGGTAAATACAGTATCTACTGTTACATACGCTGTAACAATTTCCAATGGTCAATTTATGTTTGATGGTTCTCGTCCATCATTCTTAGATTTGGATCGTGGAAAAACATATATCTTTAATCAAAATGACTCATCTAATGATAGTCAACATTTATTAATCTCAACTACGGACGATGGATGGCATGGGCAAGATCCTGTTGTTATTGGGAATACTGCAAATCTGTATTCTGGTAATGGAATTAAATATTATATTGACGGTTCCGAGGTAACCTATCAATCATATCTGTCAGGATTTAACTTGGCAACCACTCGTGAACTTAGGTTCACAGTTCCTGTTGATTCGCCTGCACAGTTATTCTTATTTGCATATACAACTGCGGGTCATGGTATTAGAACTGTTCAAGAAGGATATGTTTTAGGTGATTTAGTTGGTGATTATATTTACGATTCTTCTGTAGGAACACTAGATGAATATAATGGTAAGTTTGACTCTACACCTGAGTATCCAAACGGAACATATGCATACTTTATGACAGAGGATAGTAGTGCTAATCCTACATATCCATACGCTATTGGTCCTAAAATGTATGGCACACCTGTTGCTGAAGGAGACACGCTACCACCAGTATCAACTACATTCCCAACTCTTGCTGAAGGTGATGTCATCTTAAATGATGACGGTACAGTTTCTTATGTCAAGATGACAAAGAAAGGAGATAATTACTTTGGTGCTGCTAGAGCAGAAATTTTAGGTGGACAAGGAACAGGTGCTGTAGGATCTCCTATTGTTCAAACTGTTACTGGTTTATCTCTACTTACAGCAGGTAGAAGTTATGCAACTCCTCCAACACTTATCTTTGAAGGTGGTGGTGGACAAGGTGCACAAGGTGCTGCTGAAATTGATACTTTAGGTAGAGTTACTTCTATTAGTATTGCAGATGATGGTGAATTCTATCAAGAACCTCCTTTTGTATTGATCACTGGTGGAGGTGGTATTGGTGCTAAAGCAGTTGCAACAATAGATCAAGGTAAAATTAGTAGCATTACAGTAACAGATCCTGGTAGTGGATATACATCTGCACCAAATGTTATCTTCACTAAATTAGTAAATCTTAAACGTAAAGCAAGAGCACGTCAGGCAAATAATTCAGGTACAATCTACTTAACTGGTCTTGTTAAGAATGTAACAGCATCAGACTCAACAATATATGTTGATTCTACAGATGCATATCCTGGTTCTGGTCAAATTATTCTAAATAAAGAGACTATCACATACACTTCTAAAGCAGCAGGTGTATTCTCTGGTCTTACTAGAGGTGTAAACTTTAATTATGATCAACGTGTAATTCTTGATGCAGGTCAAAATGATTCACAAGGAAACTCAACTTACAAATTTAATGTTGGTGACCGAGTAATCCGTAAAGTTGAGAACGCAAATAATAAAGTTGCAAAGGTATATGACTGGAATCCTGCTACAAGAGAACTTTTAGTTACTTTTGAAGTTGATGAATTAGCATTTATTGATGGTGGTAGACCTTCTACTGAAGATGCTATCGTTCAATTTGATGCAGGTGTTGCTGCATCTTCTGGACCAGGTGTTCTTCCTCATACCACTGAGGCAAATGTAGGAAGTAGTATTTCAACATTAACAGTTCCTATTGGAGTAATCGCAGATACTAGATTTGTTGATATTGCTGAAAATGCTGGTGCTGGTGATGGTATACCAGATTTAGACAATACTAATACTGATTTCTTAAATCAAATTAGTCTTGATGGTGGTATCTACAGTTCTTTATACGGTATTGAGGAAACTCAAGGTGGTCAAAACACTACCTTATTCCAAGTTGGTGACAATATCAAAGATGGTAGTATTCCATTCAAATTTGCAAGTGTTGATACAGCAGGTGCATTAAGTGATGGTGTTGAGCATAATGCAGGTCTTAAGATTTTCTTAGATGCAACAAATGCTAATGGACAGAACTATAGTGTTAACGAAGTTGTCACAGGTTCTGTATCAGGTGTTCAAGCAACAGTAGTATCTTGGGATCCTTCTGAGACTTCCGTTGTTGTTCAGAACGTAGTCCCATATAACACAGGTAATATTGCTATTGGTATTGCTGGTTATCTTTATGAATTTTCACAGAAAGGCACGATTGTTGATTTCAATGTTCAAAATCCAGGTACTAACTATTCTGCTCCTCCAACAGTTGCGATAGAAAATACTGGGGACATTCAAGCTACAGCAACAGCAGTTCTAACAACTGCAGGTGACCAAGTTGCTTCATTAACAATCAATAATGGTGGGTATGGTATCCCACAAACAGTTGACGGAACTTATAACGTACACCCTACAGTAACATTTACCAATGCAACTGGTGATACTACTGGTGCAGGTGCAGTTGCACAGGCAATTCTAGGTGGAGAAAATCTCGTTGGTAACGCAGGTGCAACCTATCGTATCAAGAGAATTGAGTATCTAGCAACTGTTCGTTCAAAATGAGCATAAATAAACAGGAGGACATATAGTCACTAGGACATGGCAGCTCTATTAACTGATCAATTTAGAATTTTTTCAGCGAAAAAATTCATCAAGGCACTTGAAGGTCCCGATGCGACTCAGAGCGACGACGCTGCTGGTTCATCTAGAGACCGAGTATATTTGTTTATCGGAAGACCACAAGTTTGGGATAATGAAAACTCGCCACCACAGGCAGTAGATTCATTCTCTGAATTTTCTGGTTCTTATGATGACATGATATCTTTGAAAAGAGTGCTTGCATCTGACACTGTACAGGTGGTAAGACGTATCGACTGGGTTTCTCCAGAAGAAACTACTGGTGGATTAGGTTTCACATATGACATGTATCGTCAAGATTATTCTCCTAGTAAAACTGCTGCCTCAGGTGCTACTAAGTTATATGATTCTGATTTTTACGTTGTAAACTCTCAGTATCAAGTATACAAGTGCATTTACAATGGAACCTCACCCTCTGATCCTAATGGTAAACCTTCTACTGTCGAGCCTACTGGCACTAGCACTAGCATCATCACTACTGGCGATGGGTATCGTTGGAAGTATATGTACACTATTCCAGTTGCAAGCGTTCTTAAGTTTTTCTCGAATGACTACATGCCAGTCTTCACTAATGCTGCGGTAAAAACAAACGCTGTATCTGGTGAAATTGATACTGTTGTAATCAATGCAGCAGGTTCTGGATATAACAACGGAACATATGACAACGTTGCCATCAACGGAGATGGAACTGGTGGTCGTGTTTCTATTGTTATTGATGGTGGTAAAGTTATCTCTGCTACTGTTACATCTGGTGGAACTGGATATACATTCGGTAAAATCAGTATTGACAACATCACAGGTGTTGGAACAGGAACTGGTGGACAGGTTGATGTTATCATTCCTCCTCCAAACGGTCATGGTGCTGACGCTGTTGTAGAGATTGGTGCATTCCGTGTAATGATCAATGCCAAACTCTCATATGATGAAGGTGCAGGTGATTTCCCGATTGATAACGACTATCGTCGTATTGGTCTTATCACAAACCCTCTAAAGTTTGGAACTGAAGAACTTATTTCTGACTTGACAGTATCTGCTACAAAAGCAGTTATCTTCTCTCCTACATTCCAAGGCAACTATGTGCCTGATGAAATTATTACACAAACACGAGTTGTTGGTGGAACCAACGTTACTGCTCGTGGAAGAGTAATTTCTTGGAACGCTACAACTAAACTTCTGAAATATTATCAGAACGCAGTTGATGGTATTTTCCCTGAGGTTACAGGTACTCAAAATGAATTTGATGGTTCTAATGTCATCAATGGTGCAACATCTGGTGCTGCTGGTCAACCTGATGTTAACTTTCCAGCCGTGCCGAACTCTTCTTCTAGAACAATTAACAACACCGAGTATGACTTGGGTATGAAATTCAACAATGGATATTCTAAACCCGAAATCAAGTCAAATAGCGGTGACGTTGTGTATATAGATAATAGGAGAGCAATCAGTCGTGCTAACGACCAAGTAGAAGACATCAAAATCGTAATCGAGTTCTAATGGCACAAAATACAAATCTAAACGTCACACCTTATTACGACGATTTCGATAAAACGAAAAACTTTTATCGAGTGCTATTTCGTCCTGGTTTCCCAATTCAAGCAAGGGAATTAACGACTTTACAAAGCACTATGCAGAATCAGATTGAGAATGTAGGTTCTCATCTATTCAAAGATGGTGCGATGGTTATACCAGGTCAAATTGGTTATGACCTAGAAGTTGATGCCATCATGCTTCAAGAATCATTCTTGGGTGCTGATGTTGAATTGTATAGAACTCAATTAGAAAATAAAATTATCACTGGTTTGACATCTGGTGTTAAAGCAAAAGTATTATATAGTGTCTCTGAGACAGTTTCTGAGAAAGGATATATCACTCTTTATGTTAAGTATATTGAATCTGGTGGAACTACACAGACTCAAACAACATTTACAAATAATGAACAGTTAGTTACTGATACTGAAATTACATTTGGAACCACTTTGATTGAAGTTGGTTCACCTTTTGCACAGTTACTTCCTACTGCTGCAATTCAAACTGGTTCTGCTGCATACATTCAACCTGGTGTTTATTTCATCAGAGGTTTCTTTGTAGACGTACCTTATCAATATATTCTTCTTGATCAATATGGAACAACACCTGCCTACAGGATCGGACTTGAAATCCTCGAATCAATCGTCACCCCAGAAGATGACTTATCACTCAATGATAACGCTGCAGGCACATCTAACTATGCTGCTCCTGGTTCTCATAGATTCAGAATAACAACTAATTTAATTAAGAAACTTCTTACTGACGAAGCAGATAAAGACTTTATTGAATTACTTCGTATTAATGGTAGTAAGATTGAGAAATTAGTTGATCGTAGTGCATATGATGAATTAGAAAAATCACTAGCATTAAGAACATTTGAAGAGTCTGGTAACTATGTTGTAAATGATTTCCAGATTACAAATAGAGAAAACTTAAATGATGGGTTCAATAATGGTGTTTATGAGTCAGGTGATATCACAGCACAAGGAAACACTGCGACATCTGAAAAGTATGCTGTAGAGTTTGGTCCTGGCACAGCATATGTTAGAGGTTATAGAGTTAAAACATTATCTCCAACATATGTTGACTTAGATAAACCAAGAGCAACTAATAGTGCTCAGAACGTTATTATTCCTTTTGAACTTGGAAACTTTTCAAGAATCGAAAATGTATATGGTTTCTTAAATTGTTCTGGTTCTACCATTACTAATGCATATCAAACTTTAGAACTGCGTGATAGATTTACTGCTACACCTGGTGATTCTGTAGGTAATTTAATTGGTTATGCTCGTGTATCTTCTATTGAGCATATTCAAGATCCAGACACTACATTTGGTAATGCTGATGATAGATATCGTTTGCATGTTTTTGATGTGCAAATGTTCACTCAATTACAACTAGCATCTTCACAAAGTATTACTGCAGGTTCTCTTGTAGTTGGTAAAACATCTGGTGCTAGAGGATATGTTGTAGATGCTGTTAATGCAGATCCTGATGTAACTTTATATGCAGTAGAAGGTAATTTCCAAGATGGTGAGATGGTCACTGTTGATGGACTTGATAAAGATACAATTTCTAAAAGTTATGCTTACCAGTATTCAGATACTCGTCAAGTACTTTCAAAAGATGAAAGCACAAGTGCTGTAGAATTTACAGCAGATATTGTTCTTGAAGATCAATTACAACTTCAAGGTGCTACTTTTACATATGACGCATCAGGTGGTTCCGAAAATATTACAGGAACAAATAGTAACTTCTCTATTGATCTAAGAGCTGGTGATAGAATTTATTTCAGTGCTACAAAATATGTTGATGTTGATTTTATTGATCCAACTAACTTAGGGTCTTCTAA